AAAAAAGTTTTCTAAATGTTTATCCCAATATTCTAACATTCTAATATTAAATGTTCTATGTTCATCGTTTCTAACTTCTTCTCTAAAATTATTTTCAGTATCAAATGATTCCGGCAATGCAGACATAATATCCGTATCTTTATACCTTTTGTAATTTGCGTTATTATTTAAAATAAGATAGTTTCTTGCAACAATAGTAAAATACGAAAAAGCCTTACCCTTACCATTTTTGTACATATGAATTTTTTCAACCATAAATGCAACCACCTCTGCCATTACATCCTGTGGGTCATCATCAAAATAAGTAAACTTCCATTTATTATAAACTATCTCTGCTAACTTATCAAATGCTGATTTAATTCGTTCTCTGTAAATTTTATCTTTTGTTAATTGGTCCGTTGTAATATTATATTCTATAATAGCATCTTCTGTGTCTTTTGTAAAATATTGTCTATTTGGTCCTCTTTTTCTAGGCATGATTATTTTTGTTTGAATTTTTCGATAGTTTCTTTTATTTGATAAAATATAGAACCTACTTCATCATCCTTCTCAAACATCTGACGATTATCAATCTGTCTTAATGCCTCCAGCAATGCTTCGTTTCTTTGTAATTCTTTTTGAATAAATTCTTCGTTTTCTTCTATTATATCTTCTTGTTTTTCTAATTTTTTAAGAAGATTCCAAATTACATATCCTAATGTAATTATTAATAATGTTAATAATGTATATATCATATTATAATATTTCGTATCCTTGTAAAAAATATTTATTAGCGTTTTTATATTTAACTTCGACCATCTCACCTTCTTTTGATTTCATTACAATTTTATCGTTTCTACCATAAGTTTGTTTTTTTACAACCTGTGTGTTATAAACTCTATCTTTAATTGTAAATCCATCTAAATGGTCAATTTCATGTTGAACGATAACTGTCAGCATTGTTTCTTTTGAAACTGATTCGTTTGCTTTATCTCCTTCTGGATTAATTTCAAATGTCAATTCACCTAAATTATCGGTAGCTACCACAATTTTGGCAGCTCTAATAGTTCTAACTGGCTTTTCAAGTGTGGATGGAATTGATAAACATCCTTCATAAAAAAGAAATCCTTCTTTAGATTTTTCTTTAATTACAGGGTTTAATAAGAATAATTCTTCATCTCCAAATTGAATGTAACATGCTCTTTTTTTAATACCAATTTGTGTTGCAGAAATACCCAATCCTGGATATTCGATTAAAGCTTGAGTTAATTGCATTCTTAAATTATCTGCTTCATCCTGTGTCATATCTATTTTTGGACATGGTGTTTTTAGATATTCTCTAAATTCAGTCGTTTCTAATCCAAATTGATTTTTGTCTACTATTAATTTCATTTTTTATTTTTTAAGTCCGTATTTAATATATTTGTACCAAATTCTTTCATGTAGGTAATATTGAACGGGTTTATATACCAATTCTGCAATACCAAATGCCGCTCCAACTTTAATTGAACCACTTACCCACCACATTATAGCAAAACCAATTAAAGTCGATATAATACGATATGAAATAGTTTTAGCAATGTGTCTTTTACGCTCTACTACCATCTTCTTTAATTTCTCCTTTACGAATTTTAGTTCCACTAATAATTTCAATATCCGTTGGTGGCTCGTGATAAATTACTTCATATCCAACTCCTCTACCATAGTTTACCGATTCGATATCTGGAATTATAGATAATAAGATTTTATTCCAATTATTTTGAAAAAATGGTTCATTTCTTAACTCAAACATAACTTCTTGAGCAGTTTTTGGATTATTATCATCTACTTCAACGTCTCTAATTGCTATCCAACAATGTTTACCTTTATTTAATTGTTGATTAATTAACCATTCGTGTCCTTTGTGCCAAGTTTGCCATCTTCCGATGAACATTGCGTATTTTTTCATTATATAAATTTTAATATTGCTAATTCTTTTGCTTTTGCTTCAACCATAATATCCACGTCCAATTCGTATGTATTGGGGAGGGCATTAATATAATCGGAGTGAGCTTGGGGTTTTTGTTTGCTATCATTTTCGTGCAATGCTTTTGATTCGGAATAATGTACAACTGGCGTTATATCTTTTGGCCAAGTAGTTGCTGCTAATTTAAGTGCCTGTTCTTCGGATAAATCACCTGTACAAAATTGATGGTGATGATAATCAAACACAATAGGAATTTTGATTGCTTTATGAATATACATTAGGTCTTTAACTGAATACATAGAAGCCTTATCATCATTCTCTACTGTCAACCTATTTTGCACCGATTTAGAGAGTCTTTTGAAGTTTTTGATAAATCTATCCATTGCAGATTTTTTATCTCCGTAAACACCATTACAATGAATATTAATCTTATTATAAGGAGTTTTAGATAACCCCATCATATCAAATATTTTACCATGTAATTCCCTTTGGCATTGAACGTTTTCTTCACCATTGTACGATTAGTGGTAATTTTTTTACCTATCGTCATATTAATACATGCATATCCTATATTCATAGAATGTAATATACGAAAATAAATCTAAAATACCAAAAATTATAATTATTTTTTATAGCGTAACCAAAAATTTACTGCATTTTGGTCATTTATCCAAGAGTTTCTATCCGACCAATCAAAATCATCTTTTGCATAATATGGTAATAAATTTCTATTACCAATTGCTCTGTCGGCATGGCCTTCAACTGACCATTCATCAATCATACCATCACCATCGGTATCCCAACCATCAATTATACCATCTCTATCCAAATCAATAGGAATTCTTATAGGATTTTCTACTATAACCGGAATTTCTTCTTGTTTTGGTAAATTTTTTCCACTATCTTCTATATTTTGTGGAATATTTTCCACTATATCTTCTTTTTTATCACCATAAATTTCGTATAATCCTAATTTTTCATCATTTTGTATCATTTCAACTAAAATTTCTTTTTGTTTACTCTTTTTATTAGAAATTAAACCATTGAATGCAATAATAAGTGCAACCGCTAATGGGTCAAACACTATTACAATCAAAAATATGAAGAATTTTACTACATTTTTTAATTCCATACCAAATGCTTCAGCAATAAACCTAAATCCACCTACTTCTTTTTCTAAATCTAAATTAGAAATTTTAATTTTGTTAATTTCTTCGTTATTTTTAGCATTTTCAGTCTGTAAAATCTCTATTTTTTTGTTAATTTGAGCAGTTTGTTTGTCTTTGTTATCAATTGAACGTAAAAGACGAGAATTTACCTTACCTTTATCTAAAATTTGTGATTGTGTTGAAGATAGTTGACCTAATTGAGTATTAAGTTGGTTAATTTGTAACGTATTTTGCTCAATTTTGGTAGTATAAACCAAAACTTCTCTGTCTACCTGTTGTAATTGTAGAGATTGTGCCTGAAAAGCGTTTGAGAGATAACCAAAAATACCAGCTGATGTAATCAACATAAGAACTCCAACCGAAATAGTTAAATACCATTTGTTAAAACCTTTAATACTATCCCATTCTTGTTTCAAATAAGTGGCAGCTACTAGTTTTGCAAGTTCTAGTGCACCGGCCATTATCATAACAGATATTGCCGCTCCACTAAATAAAACACCTAGCCCCGTTACGGAGAAGTAAGCTGCACATCCGGCGATAATTAGTGCAGAAAATCCGACTAACCATTTAAGCCAATTCATTTTTTTATCTATTGATTCTTGTTAGTTCAGAAACTCGCTCTACTATTTTTCTAGCGTCTTCCAATGTAGTAAGTGCTTCTGATGGAGAAATTTGTTGTGAACCAGCCACAGCATTACTTAAAATTCGTAATTTACCATCCAAAGATTCTAATAACATTTGTATTTTTTCGTTGTATATCATAGTAATAAATATTTGTTTATAATAAAAAAGGTAGAAGTGTTTAAACTCCTACCTTTGTAATATACAAAAAATAACTGAATTAACCAACTTTAAGGGTTAATTTTTTGGGTTTGGACTCTTCTTTCTTTTCAAGAGTAATTGTTAAAATACCATTCTTAATTTCTGCTTTTGCCTGTCTACCATCGTAGTTTTTACCGATAGTGATTCTTTCTTCAATATCAGAAACCAATTGATTAAATGGGTTTTCTTTATCTTCTTGAGATTTTTTTGCTTTGATTTCAATTTTATCTTCATAACAATTGATTTCAATATTTTTTGGGTCATGCCCTAATACCGATAGAGCCATTGTTGCAGTATCATCTTTGATATCTACTGCAAATTTGTTTGGAACATAGGTTGTTGTTTTTGTTGCTTCTTCCCATACTGGATGGTTTGATAAGCTGTCTAGAATTCTGTCAATTTCTGAATAAAACATAATTTATAATTTTTTTGTTAATAATACTCTATATAGTTCAATTACTATACCAAAGGATTATTTTTGACAAATTGTCTGTTATTATTTAGAATTAATGTAATTTTGTCTTTCTATAATTGTACTCATATGGTCAGCCCAATGCATGATGTATTGAATATTTGATTTAAGATATTTTGAAGTATCGTATACTTTGAAATACTTTTCATTATCTTCATCATAAAGACCATCAGTAAGTTTAATACCAAAATATTCATTTTCACTTATTACAATACCATACAATGATAGAGTATATAAAGTTCTATCGGTAATAGCCATAAATGAATTTTTGTTGTTTCTTGTATAAACCTCTCCTTTATTTTTAATATGCCACTCACTATCATTAGGTGCATAATGTAATTCTGCTTTTGTACCTAATTTTCCTAAATCATGATGAAGTGCTACAAATATTAATTCTTCTTCCGTAAAATCACAAACCCCACCGGATTCTTCAAAAGTTTTTTTCATTTTTAAAGCATTCTTACATACATTAAAAATATGGTCAATATAACCACCTGTATACGCGTTGTGATAATTTAAGTTTCCTGATGCAGGAGATACTATTAGATTTCCACCTAATTCCGTTTCGGAATACATATGGAGTAATTTCTCCAATCTTTCGCCTGTAAAATACTTTTTGATAATTCCGATAAAACGGTCGTAATTTGCTTTTAATTCAGAAAAACCAAAGTAATGAATATCGTTCTCCATCTAAAATAGGTGTTATTTCGTGGTCTATTCTTACATCAAATATATAAGTGTTTCCAATAAATTTGTTTAATGTTATCTCACTTGGGTTATGTAATTTAAAATCTCCACCAACAAAATCATCGTTTAATAATACACCTATCGCGTATAACCTTTTATCCCTAATATCATTGTGTTTTCCAAACCAATCACCTTTTACAAATTTATGAAAATGTATTTGTTTTTTCATTGTTGCAATTTGAATATCGGTTTCAGTTTCAACAAATGTTTTTAATTTATCAAATAACCAATGTGTTTCTAATGAATAATTAATTGGTTGTGAGTGATATTTTCTATCTTTTAAATTCCAGTTTTGAGGATTGGTTTTAAATAGATTTCTAATTAAATCACATTCATTTTTTTTAAATAAGACTTTTTGTTTTATTAGCATTGATTCTATATTTTTGACCATAAGGGAAATTTTTATTTTCCAATTCATCCATATTTAAATAATCTAATACTTTTTGAAAACCATTATTATAGTACAATTCTTCGTATGATATATTAAAATAATCTTTATCTAAATAATTTTCTTTTATTCCTTTTTTTATTTGATTAAAGTACGATTCACTTTCATTCTTAATTAAATTTTCATTAAAAACCCATGGTTTATCCCAATTGTTTGTTTTTATAGAATTTAACCAAGATTGCGTTTGTTCTATTGTATCTTCTCTATATAAAATAATTACTTTATCCGATATTTCCATTAATTCGGAAAAGTCCGATGTTGTATCATATGTTTCTTTAATTAAAATATGTGGTGTTTCATAAATCCACAATTTGGGCGATATTTTATTTTTATACCAAATTCTATCTGCACTTGTTATTGGTTCGTATAGTATTGTAAAATTTTTATTATAAATAAACCAATTGGCTAAATTTGTTGAACCACTTCTTGGTTCTGCAATTATTGTAATAACCATTTTTAAATTAATGTTTTTTTGAAATTTTCTATTGGTTTTAAACTAAACCAATTAACCAATGAATATCTTGTTCCAGATATTATAGGTTTTACTCTATGTGTTAAATGTGAATAAAATAAAAACAAATTACCCAACCCTTTTTCTAATGTGATTTCATTTTCATCTTTATCTTTTATTTGTAATTCACCTCCGGTATATTCATCATTTAATTGCATAACCATCGAACAATATCTTTCTTTGTATAAAACAGGGCCAGAATCTGTGTGCCAATTATAATAACCATCTTTTGTATATTGTGTAAATTGAAATTGATTATTTGTGAAATCAATATTATGGCCTTTGACATTTACTTCTTTTTTAAAAATATCTAATAATTTTTTATTTAAATTTGGAAAATCTAAACTATAATCATAAAAAAATATATTTGATTTTCTATAATTCAAATCGTCACCAACCACCTTTGCTTCAGATAAATCTTTGGTTAATGAAAATTCTAATAATAAATCACATTCTTCTTTTGTTAAAAATTGTTTTATTGTTATAAACTGGTTCATATTATATTAAAGTTTTGTATGTATTTTAAAAATCAATCCTCTATTTCATTTAGGGGAATTTGTATACTTTTAAACCAAGTAATTCTATACCCATCTCCTATAATTTTAGTTACATTATGTTTAAGAATTGATGCAAAAAATATTAAACAATCACCTTCGTTTAATTCGTAATATTTATTTTCAATAAAAAGTTCTCCTCCAACACCACCATTTGAAGTTTTTGTTAAAATATGCAAACTTTCGTATCCAATTTCTTTAGGGTCTAAATGATTTCTTAATTCACCCTCATTTGTTGTTATAGTACATACTATTTTAGAATTGTAAACTTTAGAATTAGTATCACTATTTAGTGCTAATTTAGTCCACAATTTATTAAATTTTAAACCGATTATTTCAGGATATTCAAAATGAGAATCGGTAGATAATCGTGTAGTCAATCTATTTTCACCTATTAGTGATTTTTTAAAAATCTTACTATTATTTTTATTTTCGTTAACCCAATTGTTTAGTAAACTGCATTCATGTGATGTGAACCAGTTTTTTATTATTATTATATTATTGGATTTCATTTAATATACAATATTTTATATTAAAGAATTTTTATCTTTAATTTCTATATCTCCAATTCTATATCGGTTTGAAATATCTAAATATTCTTCGTAATACTCTTGATTATATTCAAGTTCTAATTCATCAAATAATGGTTTGAAGTCTCCATAATATAAATCTTCATAATAAAATAAAGCAGAATTATACTTAATAGATGCCTCTTTTATTGTTTTTATGTTATTATTTATTAAATCAGTATATTCTTTAATTTCATTATCACTTATACTATAAGTTTTATATTTTCTTTGTGTGTGATTTAGATAGGTTCGTTCTTTATTTACTAAAATTGTACTTTGTAATTGAGACTCAAAATCTTTTCTTAATAAAAAAATAACTTTATCAAAATCAGAAATTATTGTATCTAATGAACATGGTAAAGTTGATAATGTAGATTTTATAAATAAATTATTATTTTTAATTAATTCATTATAATCGGTATTTCCACTATATCTATTTTCTTTAGACCACCAAAACCATGGTTCATTATAACAAATATAATTTGGTTTTGATTTTTCAAAATATTTAAATATAGAACTAGAGCCAGAACGGGCTGTGTATATTAACGCAATTTTCATTTATTAAAATAACGTTTTAGTTACTTTTCTAGGTGGAAAATGTGCACTATCAACTGATTCCCACTTTTTTAATGGACAATCGTTAAACTGGCCGGAAAATATTTTCTTTGAAATTGGACACCCACACTCATTGCATTTATAATCCCACAATCCAGATTTAACATTAGAAGGACATTCGTTACAAATCTTATGTCTTTCCTCTGCTATTAAAGTTTGTCTTTCGGTTGGGTTATGTGCCGCAATCCATGCTTTAGCTATTTTTATAAAATTCATATAACTTATTTTTATTTATTAAGAATTTGCCGTAATAATTAATGAACCCAATTGATTCATTATAGTATTAATCGTTTGTTTTTCTGTTGTTGTCATTATTTATATTTTTATTATATTTTACCAATTGGGCCGCCAGCTGATGAACAATTATTTTGGCAAGTGCAGTAAGGTGAACCTTGACATGAATATGGTGGGTTATAACTTTGAACACAATATGAACCTTTATAACATTGTACTTGTTGGCAACTAGGACCATAACTAGTACAACTTTCACCAACGTTGTGTTCAATTGAAACATACGATTTGTCAGAATCCACATCTGATTTGGTTAAGAATAAACGTGCATTTTCAACCGATATTTCATATCCACCAAAAAATTGTTGTAGTCTCTCTATATTTACAATTTCTTTGGTTACAAATGTAGGTGTTTCAGTATTTAATGTATCTAATAGTAAAATACTATCTCCGATTTCAATTTCAACATCACTACCAATCGAACCATCTAATAAGGCCAAAAACCTAACTTCGTTATTTCTTATTGAAAGATATTTTGAACCGGCATTATCAAACCAATCACTACCATCGGTAAACGTTAATTTAACTATATTTGATAACACATTTACACTACCTATATATGTAACTGCGTTATCAGAATAGGTTGTTCCCGATTCCAATTCGGATAATGAAATTCTATAATTGGTGGTGTCATTATTGTTATCAACATCAAATGGATTTGGTATATCTATTGTTTTTATTATATCACCTACAATTAAATCGGTTGCAAGTTTATATGTGTCGTCTGACATTTGAACCAAATCTGTGGGTAGTAATTTTGGTAGTTTTAATCTATAATCTCCACTAATATATTTACGTCTATCACTAATTAATTCAAAAGTAATAGAATCAAAATCAGAACCACTTCCGATGGAATTATCCGATATTCTGGTATATCCACCTAGTGATATTGACTCTAAATTTGGTGGAAATAATAAATTTAATCCTCTAAATACTTTTATGTGATTTTCAATTAATTCATTTGGATTAAAATAAAACTCCATTAGAAAATAATCAGAAGTAACTACATTTGAAATTAATGTATTTAATTGTTCTTGTGTAGTTACTTTATAGAATTTTGGGTATACATCTTTATCGTATTGAGGTAATCTTGCTTTTAATATAAAATTTGGATGATTACCATTATCATTAATGGTTGTTATATTATTGACAATTGTATTACTGTCATCCATATATGCAAATTGTGAACCAAATGATGAATCTTTTATTAAATTTAAAAAATTAATTTTATCTCTGCAATATGTGTCATCTACCAATGCGGTTATATCATATGCACTTCTAATAATTAAAGTCGTTTCGTTATCTTCTATGAAAGGGATTGTAACGGAATTTGAACTAACTATATGCGTTTCATATTGAATTTCTAAATTACAAAATGAAGAAGAAAAATAGTTATCCAAGTATCCCATATCACCAATGTACACAACTTTAGTAAACCCCTGTTCTGTTATAAATGAATTAAGTGTGGTTAAATCTAACGAGGATGCATCCGTTTCTATTTTAGTATTATGCCAACCTACCGCAGTGTTTATCTCAATTGGTTTTAAATTACCATCTTTGTCGTACATGAAATCCGAACCTATTAATACTGTTCTCATATTGTTTTAATTATTTTACTTATAAATATCAATATACAAATAATTATTGAAATTACCAAAAAAATGGCGGGGGTTGGGGGGGAAACAGGTCGATTTTTAAAAAAAATTTTAAGGTTACACCTATTGATAGTTACCTATTATCTCCTCAATTTTCTACTCAAATACCAAAAAGGAAACTTTACACACCAATAAAGAAATAAAAATCCGTCTCCAATAGTGTTAAAAATCTTACCCATTTGTTATCTTTGTGGACGGGTTTTACGGAAAGAATCCAATGCCTTACCCGTCGTATCAACTGCTTTAATTGCGGCTTCGGTTGCATCGGTAATAGTTTTATCAACCGCTTTTATATCCGCTTCGGTAGCCGCTTGAGCCGGTGGTGTTTTCACTTCAACAATTTCACTCGTTTTGAATACGACGGGTGCAGTATCGGAAACCTTAATAGCAGTTTCAGGAGCGAGAGAGCCGATGGCAGCGGATTTATATTCGGAATACGATACCATATCTTTTCCTTTCTCTCCGTTATAGAATATGTTTTTGATATTGTTAAAATCCGTTCTCAACCCTTTAATCCTTTTGTTTATCTCCATAAGGTTATCGGCAAGTTTTTGTTTATCAATGGATGCTCCTTCGGTAGTTGGGGCTTCGATTTTTAGTTGATTAATGGAATAGTCAGCGGAAAGGTTTAAATCCCATAACTGCCATTCATCTGCCGGTCTTTGTGTACCTTCGGAAAGACAATAGTTTAATTGTTCTATTAGTTTAGGAGTAATTAGGGAATCTCCTTCGTCTAACGTACCCGGTGAACAAAGATATCTTTCTCCTATCTTAATAATAACTAAAACATTATCATTTAGTAGGGGTTCAAAATTTATTATTCTATCGTTAGCTGGAAACGTATAAGGTTGTGTTATAAGGGAACCCGTACTCGCATTGATTATCCACTTACCATCTTTTTTAGAATACCTTTCTGGATGATTTGAGAACTCTATTACTGCCATTGTTCAATTGTTTTTTATATATAGTAAGTGGTTTTAGTTTTCTACCGTCCTTTTCACTTTTAAGAACTCCTCTCATTAAGGTTTGATACTTACCATCGTCTATTGCGGTGTTAATGATGTCGTTTATAGCCAGTTCGTCCGATAGTTTCTTATAATCTTCCTTCGAATATTCCGTTATATGTTCTTCCTTTCTCTTATAACCTACTATGTGAGCTACTCCTACTGAACAACCGAATTCGTCTGCCGATTGGATATATACTCCTTCTTTTAACATCCTTTATGTATTAATTTGTTTGTATTAATAAATATACCTTAAATAAATAAAATTCAGTTCAAAGGGTAGTTAGTATATCATATACTATATCATAATAACTCGTATAGGGGAAAAAAGTCCCCCCGGTATGCAAGGGAGTCCGACCGTATTTTTAGTGACTCGTCTTTTGTTAGTTACACGATATTCAGTGTCTCACGTTCAAGTCTTTATTTAAGCTTTTACTGCTTTTCGTCTCTTTATAACTATCGAGGAAACGAGAAAAATGTGGAGAAGATTTTGGGCATGAAAATACCGCAACGATTTTACTCATTGCGGTTTCATCACATTATGTTGTGAGCTATTAACTATACATTCGTTGTACCCATTTAGGATAATAGTCTTGATATTGGTTCATTAACTCTGTTGCTCTATGCTTACTATCATTGACCTTATCTACTCTTATACCTATGTTCATGTCCTTACACCATTGTTTAAATTCATCTAACTGCATTGTCTCATTCCTTTCTCTCTCTATACTCTCATATCTGTCTATGTCTATACTATGTACTATACTACTACTATTCATATTAATTGAACTGATTTTATTTTTATTAAGATTGTCCGAATTATGCTTGTGCTTTGGGCGGGTTCACTTCGAATATTTCTTTAAGGTATTCGTCCTCCTCCTCAGCTTCAGCTGCAGTCATGTCATTGTATCGTTCCAATAACTTAATCGCCATGCGGAGCTCATCTAATTGTTTTGATGCAGCCCACTTGGGTTTACCGTCTTGCAACGATTTGATTTTCTTCATTAATACTACCTCATCGTGCTTCAATTTACTTATTGCGTAATCCATGTTTGTTTTTGTTTATATGTTTCTTTATGTGTGCCCAACAGGCAGGTGTATGTTTCTTTTCAGCGTACCTAGCAGCCCTCTCATACGGGTTCCTACTATATGTACCAGGGTATTTAAAATATTTTGTTCTAATTGGTTGTAATTGATGTGTCCATTCGTGTATGCAGGTTTGAATAAGTTCTCTGACTGTATCACAATTGTCCCAATACACATACACTTCATTATCTTCGTCATCATACTCACCACACAGGTCCGGCACATCGCCTTTACGGACGGTCCAGACGGGTTTGTATTTTTTTCTATTGTTCACTCCTAACTCACGCTCGCACCAGCGCAATGCCATATTAGCGATACGGACTGTTGGTTGTCTACCCAGTCTGGATATCGGGGTGCTTAAATAAATCATTCACATTAGTTTTAGTTATAAAAAAAGGGATAGCGTTCTTGGACACTATCCCTCATATTAATATCGGGCTTTATTGTAAAGTAAATCGGAGAATAACCAATTGAGTAAGTAACCAAGATGCCTTTCGATATCATTGAGCGAAGTGAGGGAATCGAACCCTCACTTTCCTTAACTCCGCTATAATTACTTTGTAGCCGTTGTATCTGCTACTGGAGCAACTACTGATGAATCTACTTTTGTAGAATCAACTGCTGTTGAATCAGCTTTCACTTCGGTTGATGTACCTGTACCACAAGCTACCATACCCAAAGTTAATACTAATGCCATAGCACCTACTTTAGCTTTGTTTAAGATTGAACTCAATCTTTTAGCGTTATAAAGAGCCTTTGTTGTATAGAAGTCTCTCTTTTGCTCGCTAATAGTAGTCGCAGCTTCGTTTAAGTTGTTTACTAATTCTGTTACCTGATAGTTCACTTTTGTACTAATTTTCTTAGCCATATTATTTTTTGCTTCCCTTTAAGTTATTAATAGTTCAAGCTCCATTAAGGCGGGTTGCTTTTACCTTAGCTTCGCTTGTATCTTTATGTCGTTGTTTGTATATACAATATACGACTAATTTTTTATATTACCAAAT